CGGACTTCCTACCGTGCTGGTTTTATATATTTAAGGTGATTTACGCAATCACATAGCGTTTTTGGAGTGTTTATTTACAACATGAACTCCTAAATCATGATATGAATCACATGCATATAAGCAGAATGGACAAAAAATCACATGCAAATGAGGTTGATGTTGAGTCGCCGGCGTTCCAACTTCGTTAGAACGAAGGTATAGCGGATTAACGGCGGATGTGTAATCAAGATGGGTTTTAGGGTTCTTTTCACATGTCAGCATATGATTCCTGATGGAAGAACCATTCCCACGAAGCGTGGAAATAAATATCTGCATATGACAGAATGGACAAGTCTTAAAAGGCATGATTAAGAACAGCGAGATTAAAAGGAGTGAAACTCTATAATAGAGGGGCCAGGATAGGAACGGCAAACTTTATGACTTCCCAGATAGTAGATGCAACATTTTTAAGTGTTGTAAAGAAGTCATTAGCACTAGCAACATCTCCTGGAGGGAGCAAGTTACCGACTGCTTCGGCAATCTCTATAAAAACTGTATCTTTAGAGGGAGGGGTTTCGGAGAGAAAAGTTAATGGGCCATTTTGGGTGACAGTACACTCAAAAGCTCCAACAAATTTAGACGTAATAGTGCCTTCTTTAGTTAAGTTTGTGTAAGCTATACAGGAAGGCAAGCGAGAAGGGTCAAGTGAACAGGTGAGATAAGCAGGGAGCTCAGCCGTTGCAGATCGATCTGGAGATGGCACTAATGTTTTGCCACTAACAAAAGACAATGGCGATGTTCCGCTTTGATTGCTTATTGCAAGCAAACCACGAGAAGAGTCAACCTGAACATAATCCGGCATTGACCTCCAGCGTTCAACACAATAATTTCCTTGGCGTGCGGTGCCGGTATAGTGTTCAAGATTGAGAAACGCTGACAAAGTGTTTGGTAGTTGTTGCAACTGCCAAACTCTGGCTGGAAAATTTGCCGCTTCATCGTGACCTAAGACAGGAGCAGTGGAGGAGGTTGCCGATGCGTAATAATATGCTGGATCACTCATGTTGACTTCATTAAAATCAATGACAGAAGGATACTGTAAAGAATACACAACTCCAGAGTCCGTCAGGGCTGTAGCGTCTAAAAACGATGTCACAGAACCGGCAAGCTTACGAAATGATGTAATGAATTGCCCTACATTGGATGAGATAACAGCACTAAAATTTGAATTAACAAGAGGTGTGGCTCCTACAGCAGTAGGACAACCAACCTCAGGCAAAGGAAAAGTCCCAGCGGTTCCGTCTGTCTTTGTTGAAAGCGCGGATGATGTATCAGACCAACGCAAGAAAGAGGCATCCCAATGGGAAGATGGCTCAACGAACGAATTCCAAAGGATCTCTTCCGAAGAGCTCAAGTTACCATCAAATTTATAGATAAGTGCAGCTATCTCAGGGGAAGGAATCGTCAAGATTATCATAGACCAAGTGTCTTTCGTAAAAGTAGATGGCCGATTAAAAGTCACATTATCCATAATTTTAGTTACTGGCACTGACTTCGTCAAGTTATTATCAGGGAGACCGGTATTCATACAGTTATCACCGGGCGATATCATGAACTTAAGCAATTTATAAGAAGCAGGACTCATATGCTTGGAAAGCATCTCAAGCGTTCCATGATTGCTTCTATTTTTATTCTTACTTCTATTTAAGTGTGGCTTCGCTCCAATATGTGAAGTACCATCATTTATTAGGACGTTCACACGATTTGGGAGTTTACTCTGAACTTTAGGATGAGTTAGTGTTCTCACAACGATCTTCTTATTCTTATTCTTTTTCTTCCTCTTCGATTGAGAAAGACTAGTGTTTTGCACGTTTTTGGGCATAATTAATTAAAATATGCACAACTTTTAGATTAACATAGCAATGTTAATCTAAAAAAACAGAAAATGAAGAAAAATATTCCAATGGTACTGCATGTTTTAGATTGGCGAGTTGCTGCGAATAACGCAGCAAACCCTCAACTGCACCTGTGTTTACAGGAACACCATAATAAGAACAGATATAATACGCGCCCTCAATGAGTGTTTGGTAGGAGTCCACATACCTAAAAATATCACCAAGAGAAAGCCTCGCTTCATTAAAATGATCAATATCACGAAAGGTCATGCTATGGAATTTCGCAATTCTGCGGACTATATCTGGAAAGAAAAACTTGTCCGTAATAACAAATCCAATAAATTCAGCCACAGGAGGAATCACAAATTTCATTTTATAATCATTCATTGCACAATACTCACTAAAGTGTTGGGATTGTTTGATGTTAATGCCAACCAATAAACTATCATCACCTTTGAAAGCCGCAAAAACTAATTCGTCCCACTCGCAAACATATCCCATAACGGACATGTTAAAATAACAATTGAAGCTTAGAGTATCTGGTGCACCTGAATGTTTTTTCCACATTCCATTAAGTTGTACATTGCCAGGGCTAGTTATGCTCCACTTTGACCTTTGTTCTTTGAACAACTGGACGCAAAATTCTGGAATACCTGTTTTTCGAAGGAGATAGCATTCAAACTCGAGCGAAACATTGTTCTGACATGAATCAAACTCTGTAAAATCATTAGCGCAATAATCAAGGATCTTCCCGTGATAATGATTGGTGCAAATTGAGTAATGATTTGAGTAAAAGTCATCACTTTCGCCGTTCGTTATAACGCACCCGTCTCTCATATTGCGTTGAATTGCGATATGAAGTGCACGAATATAAACAGAAACATAAGCATTAAGGGTCTTATTCCAAGCAGATACTCCTTGCCCAAATTTGTCTTTAAATTTCCTTCCCTCATCAGGATCAAATTTCTCTTGCTGTTTTAAGAAACCTTGGATGCCAAATGCACCATTAAAACCGCTAATAAAT